CTGCTGCCATTCTAGCTTCTAGACTATGGTTAGATGCTTTATATTCTTTGGATTGTAGAAGATTGGTAGTTCCCATGTTCTTACTAACATTAGTGTTATACATAAGAATATCATGTGGGATAATCTGCCTTTCAGGAGTCTTTGTAAGATCTACTACAACGTGATCTTCTTCAACAGTCTGATTATAGTTTCCTTTAAGGACTTTCTTAGATTTCCATTCAAAACCATTATAGGAATCTGGTTTCCTTTCTTTAACTAGCCAATATTTAAAAATCTTAATACCATACTTATCTTTAGTATCAAAGAGTTTAATGATATTAAGCATTTCGGTAGTAGAAGATTTATACTTACACAAAGAATGGATATTTCTAGCTAAAGCTTTTTGATACTCAATTGGAATTACTCTATAATATGGAACTCCATACATAGAAAAGATAAATTCAATACAACGTCTATCAAGAATATCCTTCTTAATAATATGAGATTGAATATCTGCGAGAATATCTACTAATACAGAGATGATTAAATAAATCATCATCATATCATGATAATTCTTTTCTTCTAACTCCATAGCATAAGAGTATACTGATTCTAGCATAAACTTACGGTTTTGAGTAAACTTCATTAAGAATTCTTCTGTAACACTATAGTCTACATCAGCATTCTCTGGATACCATAAGATTTGGTAATCCAATTTCTTTCTAGCTTCATAAATATCTATACCATAAGTTTTATACTTAAGATACTTATGATCTGGATATTGCATCAAGATGATATTAAGAATTCCTAATCCATCTAGTTCTTTGATTGTATCATTAGATAATTCATGCATGTATGTAGCAGATTTATCATAATCTAAATAATCTGGGAATAGGTATTCATATTCCCTTACTGGAATACCCCATTGATCAATAGCAGGATATCCGACAAGATTTCGATAATAAGGATTTAACTCCTTATCATCCATATATGTATCAATAAACCATTGTCTTAATAATTTCGTAAGTTTAGGTCTATATTCATCTGGGATGTAGTATTCTTCTTTGAAGTTCTCATAAACCCAAAGTTCCTTCTCATCCAACCCAGCTTCTATTAATAGATCTCTAGGATATTGAATGCCTTTAAACATATCTAATTCGATATGATTTTCGACACATGCAATATATAAAGATGCATTCCTTAGAGACTCAGTAGTTTCATATCTATCTGCTTTAGCTTGGTCTTTAATAATAGAATTAAATGCCAATAATTTCAGATTGTAGAATACTAAATCTATGAAAGGATTTTGAGTCGTCAATTTATCCTCAGAAAAAGGTAAAGACATGAGTGCTTCTCCTTTCTTAAATTCCTATAAAATTAATCTAATGTCAGAGTAGGTAGTTTTATAGGGATACGTCCTAATTGCAGCGGACAACATACAAATAATTCCGTTAGTATTAAAAGGGAGATAAATATAATGTATACACAGACAAATGTATTTCCAAACGTATTTGTAGAAAATGCAGAGCATAATCCACTCTTAACCTCTCCAAATTCGGAGTATGCAGTACAATTCGCATTAACTAAAGAAGGGTCTTATGACCTTGATGAATATAAAGCATTCTTAGACTCTGCTATTAGAGAATTTAGACACAGTAGAACTTATAAGCATTATAAAGCATATCTATATTCTATTGGTTTAGATTGCTGTCAATTCCATCCTAATATTACAGCTGGTAATGATGAGGGTGAAGAAATGGCATCTTTAGAGATGCACCATTGCATGCTTAATATTTATGATATTGCAATTATTATCACAGAGCATATTTTAAATACCTATGGGGCTATTACTGAGTTTGATCTATCCGATTTATTGAGATATGAGCATACTCAAAATAATATTCCAGTAGTAATGCTTTGTAAAACATGTCACCAATTGTATCATCATAAATATCTATACGTTCATCCAGAGATGATCTTTGGTAAGTGGTGGTCTTTATTAGAAAGATATCCTAATGGATTAAATAGAGATATTGCTTATAAATTGATGATGTATTTAAATAACTCTCTAGATGGTAAATATAAATTTAAGGAAGAACAAGCAAGTAAGCTCTTAGAATTAAGGGATAAACTATATGATTGGTCTACTAAGCTAGAGAGGTAATTTAAACAATGGCAGAACTGTACTCTAAATATGATAATCTTAAAAATAATACAAAGGCATTTTTTACAAATCTTTTTATCAAATTAAAAACTCTTTATCTATTCATATTAGATAATATAAATAACCATAAAGGTATCTATATCTTATTAGCATCTATTGTTATTTATTTAATCAGTGGTGATTATATATTCCCATTTGTGTGGGCTACAGTATTATACTTACTAACTTTAGTATATGATTATCTAAATTACAAAAAAGAAAAAGAGATGATCGAATTAGTAGAATTTGATCAGTTCAAAGAACTAGATAAAGTATTAGATAAATATATAGAAGAATGTTATAATAGAGACGTAGGTTTCTTTAATCCTACTGCAGTTTCTGACTATATCTCTGAAAATGAACAAATCAGATTGATGAAGGAATTAAAAGATAGTGTTGCTTCAAATATGTCTGAGGTATTCAAGAATAAACTAGAGCTTTATTATGGTAAAGATAGAGTACCTAATATACTTTCTACAAAGTGTTTTATCTTTATTACTCTTATGGCTGCTGGCAATAATAAAGCTATTTACAGCAATCCAAATATCAAAATTGATAAAAAATAAAGGCTATGGGATTAAGTTCCCATAGCCTCATCTTTTTGAGAAATATTCAGTCATAAATATTCTATATAAGATTCTTAATATATCTGCATTATGAGATATATCTACAAACTCAATACCAATACTGTTTATAGCATCAGCGTAGTATGTATGATATCCACTATTTACTATCTTAAACATACTACGATTATTAAGCTCTCTATAAAATTCTCTATCTAATAATCTATGAGTATAATTATAATAGAAATCCTTTATCATTAGGATACAATTCTCTATAGTATCAGTTTGAGCTGTATATGCTAATGCTAATAAGAATTGCATAAAGTGTTCTTTATGTTTTATCGGAACTTGTTTCCCAGCACCTTTTAATCTAAAGTTTTCTATAGCTCCATTGCAATAATATAGAAAGTCTATATATTGTAATCTATAAAAACTACTATACTCATTCTTTAGTTTAAATTCTAGATTATCAGATATTCTTGTGTATGGTACTAGAGTATCTATTGTGGTTATAGAATCCTTATCTATATACAACACATTATCAGGATTGAGTTCATTTACTTCAAAGAATCTTCTTCTAGCATCTTTAAAGCAATTAGATAATCCCTTAGATAATTCAGGATTATCTCTTTGCATAAGACCAACTGTTATTTCCCTTTGTTCTCTCGGCATATTAAATATTTCATCATATCTTTTCTTAGATATAAATCCATATTCTAATAAGAGACTTATATTAGCTTTGGATAGATCGTACTCTCTTAAGTGTCTATTTATAAGCCATTCATAAGGAGCTACATATCTATCCTTTTCCCATATAGCCATATTACTCCTTAAATATAGAACTCAGATTCTTGTAATAACTGATGAGGGTCATAGTATCTCCCCATTCTTTTCACGTCATCTATATAGTTTAGATATCCACCTTCTGTAATAAAAGTAGATGTAGCAAATGGGTCAATATCATCTATATCATTTATCAAGAAACTTTGTAATGAATATCTTTCTTGTATAAATTTAATAAGGGAATCTACTATAGCTTCTACCATTGGATGAGAATGGTTTGTTACTACAATAACTGTTTCTGTATTTTCTACCATACTAAGAACTCTCATTAGATCAATGAATGATTGCTCATTATACAATAACTGATATGCGTATGCTTTATCAAATTGGACTGTATAGTTATCATCACGGAATGAGTTTGCATAAGATAGATTTTGCATTATATTTGGAAGAGGTTTTAAACCTTCTAATCTATATCCAAAATCCAACATGGAATAGAAGTTAAATACTGGTGCATTTTCTGCTCTTGCTTTGTCTTTTACATACTCTAATAATCTCATATCATTGATATTAATAAATTGAAGTTTCAATATAATCACATCCTTTCTTCTTCATAATTATAGTATATGATTATATCATCTATTATCTAAGAATAAGAATGTGAAACTATTGCTCTTATTTAATGCAACACTTCTATCAATATCATCTTGTGTTGGAAGAAGCTTCCCTGTAAATGGTCCACCTTTATATTGTTGAGTTACCATGTAATATGTAGGATATTTATCTAATACAACATCTTCATCATCTGAAGTATCATTCTTAGAAATAACTTCTTGTTTTACAGAATACTCAAGAGGCTCTAATTCTTCTGTTACTTCTTCTTTTTCTACTGGTTTTTGTTTATTATCTAATAGAGCTTTAGCAATAAAGAATGCTTGTACTTCACCATACATGTCTTGATAAGCACCAGCTTTAATAGAATGCAATTCTTTAGTAGTAATTCTATTATTAGTATTCTCTATTTTAAACCAACCCATATCTGTAAATTCACTTAATATTAAGCGTCTAGCATATTCTAGCTCTTCTTCTGTTCTTACTATTGGCATGATATCCTCCTTTATGATAAAAAAGAAAGAGAACTCGTTATGAGTTCTCTTTGTTCTTTTTATTGATTACCAAATTTAGATTGAGATTCAAAGATCTTATCATTGATGCTTTGTTCTAGATCTTTATTTAGTTTGTCATTGATCTGGATAATAGGAGATTTCATAGTATAGTTGGATGCAATCTCTGTTCTAAGTTGAGCTATATAATTGCACACTATTCTATATCCATCTTCTAATCCAGATGGTTGATAATTTATATCTGATAGTAAAATACTACAAGATACATCTGTTGGCATAGCATCTTGTGGAAGCATGCTAACGAATTCATACTTATTAATCTTACCATTAGAGAATAGTAAGTTAGAGATAATATAGTCATACTGAGGCATTCCAATATTATAAGCTTGCGATTGCTTATATGGAGCCATTACAATACCAAAAGTATTCTTAAAGAATTCTCCTAAAGTATATAAGATATTGAACTCTACATCAGGTTCGTAATCTGTATAGATTAGGAAGTTTCTAAATCTAATACTTGGCCTATGACCATATAAAGCTTGTAATACAGTTACTACTGTTGCTTCACGTTCTCTATTAGATAAGTATTCATAATAAATTTGATGACCAATAGCAGCTTCTCCATCAATATAAGCAGTTACAGCTTCTGGAGGAGGGAGTAGATTAGACATGATTGCTAAGTTTGGAACGTTAGCATATTTATATGCCTCTTCTATATCTACTACTGCTATTACAGCATATCCAGATGCTAATGCATCTGGAATACTGCCAGCATCATTACAGCCATACAACACACCTTCTAAAAATCTATTAAACTGTGGTTGTGGATTATTCATTTGAGGTTGCATTGATATCACCCTTTAGATTATAACTCATCAGCTGCTGTATGAGTTTCTTCTTCATCTTCGTTGCTATCGAAGGATACGTAGTTATCTACATATTCTTTACAGATATCCATCATACGAGCTGGAGTGAATTTGTCTTTGAATTCATCTTTAAAAGCACCATACAATGCAGTTGCGATAGAAGTCTTTGCTTCCTCTTTAGAAGAATAATCATGTTCGATTTCATCAACCTTTGCATTCAAGAAGTTAAAAATAGCTTTTTCCATTGCTTTTTCTCCACCTTCGTTATCAGATTCTTTTTCAACAACAGCCTCTTTAGCAGCTGGATAAATAACACATTCGAATACAGGACTAGTAAAGTTCTTTACTGTCACATTAAAGCATTCATTATTTCTATTGTCTACGGTCTTGGCAATATTTACTTCCAAGCCATCTGTAGTACCACTAATAGTTTTGATATCATCTTTGATCATCTCAGTGATTTCATTATCAAGTTTTCTAATAGCAGTATCTACGTCAACGTCTGGAACGAATTTCTTATCAAATGTATTGATTACAGTGTCTTTAAGAGCTTCTGCTAGTTGTCTCTCTTTAAGAGTATCTACAAGAGAAGATCCAACAATACCAGTGATTACATTTTCTGTACTAGAGCTAAGCTTAGCAGCTTCTTCCTCTTCTTTAGACATTGGTTTTACTGGGAATAAATTTTCCTTAGGAGCATTGTTTTCTTTGAATAGATTCAATTCATCTTTAGAGATAGACTCTGTGATGATATCTTCAATGCTCATGCTCTTAACGTCTTCATAAGTTTTTGGAGCTGTAGGGAAAGATGGCTGAGGATTAGTTTCCTCTTTCTCAGCCTCTTCGATCTTTTTAATCAATTCTTCCTTTTCATCTTCTAAAGGTTTTGGTTCTTTAGTTTCAAACTCTCCACCATCGTAGCTATAATTAGCTTCATCGACAGGAGTTTCAGACTTTGGGTCTTCTTTTACTTCTTCCTTTTCTTCAGTTTCTCTTTCAGGAAGAACATAATCTGGATTCATTGGATTATAAACTGTACCAATGATAGATGCCAATCTTACAGCATCTTCAGAACCATATTTCTCTTCCATTTTCTTTAAGAAGAAGATAATATCATTCTTTAAGTTTTTAGGATAGAAGATCAAGTTATCCGTAAATAATGGTTGGTCAGTAAAGTTTGGATATCTTTTCTTATTACCATGATTATGGTTATCTTGTGGAGCTTCGTTATCTTCTATCTTACGTTTTACGGTATATTTTGGAACCCTAGGTTCGTCAAATTTAAGTTTAGGTTCTTGGTTGTATTCTTTTTTACCACCAAGTTTTGTTTTAGGATCTACGATAGTATCCGTTTCTTTGTAACATCTTTTAACGATTTGATCACCGCGTTTAATTACTACTTTGAAGTTTGTGTCTAATAATGCCATTTCATTGTCCCTCTTTCTGTCAATTCTTTCTAATACATCTTTAGCATCAATTCTTCTTGCTAAATATTTAGCAGTATATCTAGTACCACATTTGGTACAGATAATTTCAGACATACCTTTATTATAATCATAATCAAGGTATCCGTCACAGTATATTCCAGTATGAATATCTCTATGACTACATCTTAGCTTTGCCCAATCTAATTCAAATACGTATGGATAATCTAGGATAACAGGACCAAAGCCGAATCTTATACCCCAGTTTTTATAGAAGTTTCCTCCTATATCTTCCATAACATATCCTCTTCTAAGGATCTCAAACGTAAAGTCAAATACATCACTAGCATAGACTTGTTTAAAGTCTTTTTCCTTCATCGTTTCAACACGTTCTACTAATGCAACGACTCCATCACTAGTCACATCAAATGACTTAGTACAAAATGGTTTAATAAGTTTTTGTAAAGTAAATTCAGATATATTATCCATCTTACCAACTCTATCAGATGCTATCTTGATAACAACTGTAGGGTCATAAGTACAATAGAAAGTTCTTCTATTAGTACCAGAGGCTAATGGTTTTAATCCAATTGTAGCAAATAACTTATTAACCAAATCATACTTTTTTGTTGGATTGTTCATAAGTTTAACATTGTTTACTATAGATCTTAATTGATCTATAACTGGTAAAGGAACGTAAGTAGTGAGTGGAGGTTTGGTCATATTATCCCAATTCTCCTCAGTGAACTTGAACACGTCAGGATCAAAGTTAGTAAACCTTGCAGCGTCCTGCGATTGCCTTATAATAGCATTGCGTTCTTTGATATTCATATGCCCACCACCTTATTTATAAATAGGTCGCAAAGGCATATTTACACCCATCGATGTTCTACAATATTCCATGAACTGTGCTTTACGTTCTTCATATTCCTTAGAATTAGTAGGATCTACCCAATTTGATGGATAGCCAAATTTTGGGTCTACTGGACCTGGTTTGAAGTTTGGATCTTCATTACCAGCTAATATCTTCTTATTAGCAAGTTCTATGAGAGCTCTTTTATAGGCCATTGGATTATATGGTCTATTCATAGCTTCTTGCCGTTGTCTTTCTATATTTTCACAAGAGATTTCGTATAATGCATGTGGAATTACTTTTTCAAATACATCTTTAGCCGTTGTTGCCTCATTCATTGTATTGCCAAACAATTTTTGCAACTGTTGTTGTTGCCAATATCTAAAATTGTTTACAAACTGTACAGGATCTATCGGCGTAGCTTTAGAGAGCAAAGCTATATTTGCTTCGGTCATACGATCAACATATTCTTGCCGTTGTTTCTTCTTTAACTCTTCTGGTGATAGGTTCTCTTGTTGGTATTGAGATGAATTCTTTCCATACCACCATGCATCGAAGTCTTTTTGAGATTTCGAAGAGAAGATGTCTCGATATAACTCATATTGTTGTTGTTGCTTCTTCCTCATCACACGCATTTCATGATAATGAGTTTCTATTGGGTCAAACTTATTATAATACTCATTCTCTATCTGTTCTAAAGTTCTTGGATCCTCTTGAACTTTATTATTCTTGCATTGCTGCTCCATCTTATTTTCTTCTTCAGTAGTTTCTTTACTACCATTACTCTCTACTAAAAGATTTCTAATCTTTTCTTCTCTAGTTGCTAACTCACGTCTATCAACGCTATAGGAAAGAGGTAGCTCTTGACGTTTTCTATTGTCGTCTAACAATTTCTTGAGTCTTAATTGGTGGAAGCCGTATACCAGGCACATCTCCTCATACTCACAGAATACATTAAATTCTTCATTAGTAAGTTTTCTTCCTCTATCAAACTCGTATTTGTAGTTCTTGTCGGTATATCTTATAAATGGATATAGTTCACAATATTCTTCATCGAATTCCTTTTCACCTTTTTCATTTACAGTGTATCCAGGAATTTCTCTACAATGCATAGGAACTCTGTAGTCATTATAGCCTTCTTCTCTTTTATCGAACATTTCATCTATTTCATATTCTCTTAGATTATCTTCGGCTACTTCAATGAATATATTGTAGTCATCTCGATATTTAAGATGTCTCTTGCTCCATACAACCCTTGCGAGTGCAGGATTATAAACTTCTAACTTTTTACATAGATTCCTCAAAGCTTCTTCATCGCGTTTATTGAAGAATAATCTCTTTGGCTTTGGCACTATGATTTCTTTTCCATTCAATCCGATTATATCTTTTGGAAGGATTCTATAAATCCATCCTCTTAGTATTTCGATTTCTGAATGTAAACACTCTATGATAACTCTGCTAGGTTTATTGGCTTCTGCTTCTTCCTTAGCTTTCTCCGCTGCAGCTTGAGATTCTTGCTCCATGCGTATTCTTCTTAGAGGTTCTGGGAGATCATCTATATCAACTTCTCTCATTACTGTTTTGAAATTGATATTCTTGAACTTATCATCCCATGTAAGATGCTTATTAATAAGAGCTTGCTCTTCTAAGGCATCTTGTTCTTTTTCTCTTCGGATTTCTTCTTCTGTTTTAGATACGATTTTAACTTTAAATCCTATCCCAGCATCGATCTCCTCTTGAGTAAATCTCATATATGCTTCCCTGTTAGCAGGATCATTCATATAGAAATTATAATAAGAAGGTTGAGCATTCCAACCTCCTACAATATTAGGCTGCATTCCTAATCCATTCTGCATTGGGAATGGTGTTCCTCCATACCAACTAGCAGTTGAATTAACTACAGCATCAGGATTTGCAGGTACAACTCCATCTAATGGATTCTGGAATTGTGTTTGCTGTACAAAGTTAGGATTCAGACCAAAGTTATTTCCTACCATTTGATTAGGAAAAGGTTGTGGGAATCCTCCTCCCCATTGTGGTGGCGGAGGAGCTGCTGGACTAACGTGTACATTAGGCATTGCTCCTAAAGCTTGATTCATCATATTCAGAACTGCATTCTGATTAGCTATAAAGTTAGGATCATTCTGTAAACTATTCTGCATATTACCAACTGATGCTGGATTGCTAAAGTCTACCATACCATTAAAACCTATAGCTGGATTAATTTGTGGTGCGCCACCCATTCCTCCAGGCCCTGCCTGCTGTTGTCCTAATAAAGCTAATGCTGGATTTCCTCCACCCATCATAGACATCATAACCTCTTGTTGCATAGACATTGGAGGAGGTTGTGGTTCATACATAGATGGGTTTTGTTGCATTGCTTCTTCTTTTTCCATTTTTGCCAGTACTTGATCTATGCTATCTTGTACTGTTTTTACTTTAAGCTTGTTTCCAAACATATCAAACATTACTTCACCACCGACCTATAAGTTGGAATATACGAGTTCCTGCTTTGGAACACAGAAGATGTAGGGAAGGATTGTTGATATGTAGGATAAGGAGTTTGACTATAATAAGATCCATAATTTGGATTATTGAACAATGGATTTATATACTCCAAAGGCTTCCCTATAAGAGATCCGTCATCATCTACATAATATCCTTCCTTCTTATTAGGGTGAAACGACCCAGCCTCAACAGGTTCTACAATTATATCCTCAGTAGGATTGAACCTAATTAATTCTGGGTCATCATCAGACCTTATCATGTTCTCAGGTAGAACTTCTATAGACCTTTCTACCTTATCACTTTTATCAAATAGACCTCCTAAATTAAGCGAGTACGCTTGATTTGAAGGTGCTACTTGTTGCGGATTAACGCTTAAAGCTGCTTGTGTGTTATTAGACACTTGTTGAACACTTCCGTTCGTTGTAATAACATTTTGAGGTAAAAAAGATGGATTCATTATATTAACATTTTGAAAAGGAACCTGTTCAACAGGACTTGCCTGTTGAACAGTTTGTTGAATCATCTTATCCCTACGACGTTGATATAAAACATGGAAACAGTTTGTCAATCTAGCATTATAAGTACAATCTTGATTAATTGGTTCTATAATACCTGTAGATTTATTAACCTTCATAGGTTGATAAGGATACATTTGAACCAACTGTTCTAATCCGTACTGTGCTATTAAATCATTAAACCATGTTTCTATTGCTATATCTGGAGCGATTCCAATGAAATCTTCTCCAGCCATATTCGTATAGCCGAATAAATCTTCTACTGGTTCTACAGGATTGGAACAAGTTCCTGCTAACCCATTTAAAAAGTCCATAATTATAAACCTCCTTCATAATTATAGTATACAATTTAGTCTTATTTTGCTTGGTGCACCAAGTGTAAATAGTCTGTTACATCTTCAGGTTTTGGATACCAAATAGCTGGATATAGCTTCCTTTTGATATCAAATTTATCTAAACATCCACTTTTAATAGCTCTATTGAGTTTGGTTCTTGTTAGATTATCGATGTAGTTGTTAAAACCAGCTATTTCCATCTCTGTATCTAATGGAACTGTAACCCTTTGATTATCTGGGAAATTGTTATTATGAAACATATAATGAAATTTGTTCATACTATCAATATTATTAGCTTGGATATGACCAGGTACATGATAAATAGATACATGAACATTTGCTTGAAGAATCATTCTTACAATATCTAGAATTAATTCTTGATTAGCAACTGGCTTTTTACCACGTCTATTATCACTAGTCATCAAGGTAAAATCTTTACCATTCTTATAATATTTGAAAAACCATTCCCTCAAACCAAATACGGATATCTTAGAATCTGAAAAGATATTTAAGAATAGATCAGTATTCTTATATTTTAATAGATCAGCGATACCCATACGGATAGCATACAGTTCTGCATAGTTTACAGTGGCTTCAACTATATCATATCCTTCATTTATGATACTTCCATTAATAGTGGTTACAAATCC